CCCTACAGAGGGGAGATCTCCCCGCCTACGAAATCTCGATCCCCTCGGCGACCGTTAGCGTAGCCGACCACTACGCGCAGAGCATCGGCCTAGCAAACACCGAGCATCTCATGATGCGGATGCTGCTGGACAACCTGCTCGTGGGAGTCATCCTGCCTCGTGCGGAGTATGCTCCCGAAGTCGCCGCGCAGATCGCCGCGATGGAATCAGATATGGCCGCAAAGAAGAAGCAACTCGATGCCGCGAGGATCGCTCCACTGATCCCGGCGCTGACCATAGGCGGCGAACCGACCACCCTCGCGGAGATCGAAGCTGCTCTTGCGGCCGCGAAGAATCCCGCCCCCGCGCCGGAGCCCTGATGTCCATCGAGTATCGTGGCCGCACCTTCCCTGGGTACAACAAGCCGATCAAATCGGACAACCCGGAGAAGAAAAAAATGGTCCTCGCCAAGGAAGGCGATCAGGTCAAGCTGATCCACTTCGGCGATGCGAGCATGGGCCACAACTACAGCGCCGCAGCACGGAAGTCCTACCTCGCCCGCAGCGCGGGGATCAAGGGGAAGGACTCCAAGCTGTCGGCGAACTACTGGTCGCGCAAGGTCCTCTGGGCTGGCCCCGGAGGGTCAAAGAAGTCACCGCCAAGCGGTAAGGGGAAATACTGACGTGAAGAAGGAAACGAAAGTCCGCAAGGTCATGCGCGAGTTCAAGGCGGGCAAGCTGAATTCCTCCTCCGGCGCGAAGGTCAAGAACCCCAAGCAGGCCATCGCCATCGCCCTGAGCGAGGCCGACCGGATGAAGAAGAAGTCGAGGTAGTCGCCATGGCGTACACGAACCCCTCCCTCCGCGAACGCATCAAGGACGAAATCATGGCGTCCAGCAAGGGTGGCAAGCCGGGGCAGTGGAGCGCCCGCAAGGCGCAACTCGTGGCGCAGCGGTACCAGAACGCAGGCGGGGGATATCGCGCCGGGAAAACCTCCGCGCAGAAGAGCCTCAGCAAGTGGACGAAGGAAGACTGGGGCACCAAGAGCGGCAAGCCCTCCACGCAAGGCCCTGAGGCCACCGGAGAGCGATACCTGCCGCGCCGCAAGCGCGAGGCCATGTCCGACAAGGAGTACGCCGCCACCACCCGCAAGAAGCGCGAGGATCTCGCCAAGGGGAAGCAGTTCTCGAAGCAGCCAGTCAAGAGGAAATAACCGATGCCCACATCTGGAGTCACCAGCTACAACCCGTCCATCGCCGAGATAATCGACGAGGCCTACGAACGCGCCGGCATCCAGACGATGACGGGCCACGAGTACATCACCGCCCGCCGGAGCCTCAACCTGCTCACGCTCGAGTGGGCAAACCGCGGCATCAACCTCTGGACGCTCGACGAGGAGACACTGCCGCTTACCGCTGGAGTGTCCTCGTATACCCTGCCGACCGACACTGTGGATGTCCTGAGTGGCGAACTGCGCCTCTTCGCCGGGAACCAGACGTTGCAGAGCGACTCCTCCATCGACCGGATCTCGTTCAACCAGTACGCCTCGCTGCCAAATAAGCTGGCCCCCGGCAGGCCCACGCAGTTCATGATCCATCGAGGCGTCGCGCAGCCGACGATCTACTTCTGGCTGGTGCCGGATCAGAGCAGCACCTATACGTTCTACTACTGGCGCATGCGGCGTATCCAGGACCCCGGCAGCGCGGTGAATACGTCAGACGTGCCCTTCCGCTTCATCCCGGCGCTGATCTCCGGCCTTGCGTACCATCTTGCCGCCAAGCGCAAGGAGTCCATGGCGCTTGTCCCGGCGCTGAAGGAACGCTACGACCAGGACTGGGACCTCGCCTCCGATGAGGACCGCGACCGCTCGCCGCTGCGAATCGTTCCGTACCGGAGCTACCGATGAGCGGATACTCCAGCGGCCAGAACTCCAATGCCTACTGCGATATCTGCGGGCGACCGATAAAGTATCGCGAACTCCGCGATCACATATATAATCAAAAAAGGGATGGCCTCAAGGTCTGCTCCCAGTGTGACGACGAGGATAACCCACAGCTCCAAGTCGGTCGCTTCTTCCGAGCAGAGCCACAGGCCCTCTGGCAACCAAGACCGGACACGCCAGAACTCGCAACGTCCCGCGCATTTGCCCGTTGGAATCCAATTATGAACCTAGTGATGGAAGTCACACTGGGCCAGGTAAATGCGAGGTTGACATGAAGTTTCAAGGCAAAGTGGTCCGCAAGCAGCTTGGGGGCATGCTCCCCACCAACGCCGCTGCCGATAGCGCGGCTCGGATCATGGGCGGTGTTCGATTCCCGAACGCGCCGAGTCTGGCCGGTATCCCCGGCGTCCCGATGAATATGCCCGTCCCCGGCGTGTCGCAGAGCGCGGCGATCCCCGCTGCTCCTGCTACCGGAAGGCGCCGGCAATCGACACAGGATCTGCTCCAGTCTGCCGTGATGGGCGGACTCGCTGGACTCGGCGGCACTCCGGGGATTACCGCCGGTCTTGCGATGCAGATCATACCCATCTTGGCGGGCCTGATGAAAAAAGGGTCCGCGATTCCCAAGAAAAAAGGAGGTGGTCCAGTGAAAGGTCGCATGAAGAACGAGGCCGGGAAGAACGCAATGCCCAAGCCTGCGAAGAAGGTCGCCGCGGCGAAGAAAGGCTACGCCAAAGGCGGCATGATGAAGAAGGGCAAGGCGTGCTAGGGTGACTTACGCCACTCTTGTCCAGTTGATGCAGGACTACCTCGAGAACCAGGAGGCGTCTTTTGTCAGCAACATCCCGGACATCGTCAGACTGGCTGAGGAGCGGATCTATAACTCGGTTCGCACCCCAGACCAGCGGCAGAGCGTGGCGGGGACGACAGCAACGGCCACGATTACTACACCAGGCTCGTTCGTCGAGCCGCTGGGCCTCTATGTCAACTCCGTCCCGCTTCTGCCGAAAGCAGTCAGCTATATTCGCACAGCTTATACTGGAATCACCGGGCAACCCGAGGCATACGCGATGCTCAACGCTATCGCAGACTCGCCCAATGCGAATGCCCCGGCAACGATTCTGATCGGCCCAGCCCCCGATGCCACCTACTCCTACACCCTCGATTACGTTGGCGCTCCCACTTCGATCACCGTGGCTGCCACCCCATCGCGGACAACGTGGTTGTCGGCTAACTTCTCGTCGGTGCTTCTGTACGGGTGTCTGGTCGAGGGCTACATCTACAACAAAGGGCAGGCTGACATGATGGCCGAGTACAAGGCGCAATACGAGGCAGGAATGAGGGAACTCAAGCGCAGCGCCGAGGGCCTGCTGCAACAGGACGAGTACCGGGATCGTCCGCTCGGCAGGGAGGTCACGCAGTAATGCCATTCACCGGCTCCTACGTTTGCACGTCGTTCTATACGGACCTGCTGGGCGGCAAGATCAACTTCGGAAGCAATCAGATCAAGCTAGCCCTGTACACCAACGCGGCAACGCTGAACGCAGCGACCACCGGATACACCAGTTCTGGGGAAGTGGCCGCTGGCGGGGGATACAGCACGAAGGGCGTCGTCGTCACCGCTACCGTGACAACGGCCAACACAACGAATGGCCCGGTCGTCATCCTCGACTTCTCCGATGCGGTCTGGACAACGCCGACGTTCACGGCGCGGGGCGCCCTCCTCTACGATGAGACTGCGGGCGGAGACCCCGCTATCGCTGTTATCGACTTCGGACTGGATATCACCGGAAACGGAGTCAACAACTTGACCGTGTCCTTCCCGCCGCCAACCGCGAACGCTGGGTACCTTGTAATTAAAACCGTCCTGAATAACCCATAATGCCGAGTACATATACCTCGAACAACGCCCTTACGCTCCAAGCGTTCAATGAAAATCCCTCGACATGGGGAACAATCGCCAATGATGTATTCAGCCTGATCGACGCCTCTCTCGACGGAATCGAGGCTATCGATGTCTCTGGCTCGACAGCGACCGCCACGCTGACGATTGCGGACGGAGCGAGTGCCCCGGCGCGGGCGCGGGTGCTGAATTTCACCGGGGCCAGATCGGTCACCAACGTCACGGTCACCATCGGCCCGGATACGGCGAAGAAGATCTACTGGGCGAGGAACTCCACGACGGGCGGATTTAGCGTGATCCTTGCCCAGGGGAGTGGCAGCACGGTCACCATCGCTCCGGGCGCGTGGGTCCTTGTGTTTCTGAATGGGGCAGGGAGCGGGGCCAGCGTGACCGCCCTCAGCAACATATCCCTTGCCGGTTCATCTTCTGGCATGACGACACTCCAGCCGTCCGCCGCCGCGTCTGGCACCCTCACCCTTCCCGCTGCTACCGATACGCTGGTGGGCAGGGCGACAACGGATACGCTCACGAACAAGACGCTCGATACCGCGGGCGCGGGCAACGTTCTTCGCATCAACGGAACCCAAGTGAGCGCCGTGACGGGGACTGGTTCGGCGGTGCTGGCGACCTCCCCGACGCTGGTTACTCCGATTCTGGGCACGCCGACTTCGGGGACTCTGACAAACTGTACGGGGCTGCCGGTTTCGACGGGGGTTTCCGGTCTGGCGGCGGGTGTTGCGGCGTTCCTGGCGACGCCGACATCGGCGAACCTGTACCACCCCGACGATTGTGACCAGTGCCGTGTGCCCGGTCGTGAACGGTGGTACCGCGGCATCGGGTACACTCACGCTTCAATCGACGACGGGGGCGGGGTTTACGGATGCGATTATTTTTCGGACGGGAACACAGGTCGAGCGGGCGCGGATTACGACATCTGGCAACGTCGGCATTGGCGCGACGAGTCCTGATTATCAATTGCAAGTGAATGGAGAGAATCAAACCACCGCCGCTATCACAAATAGCGGCAATAAAGGTGGTTCGATCATGCTGTTTGACAGTGGTGCTGCCGGTGGGAATGGTGGCTCTGTTCTTTTCTCAGCAGCTAATAGTTCCGGTAATTTTGCATTTTCAGCCATTAAAGGACTACTCGTAAACGGAACTGGGCCTGTTGGAGATTTGGCTTTTAGCACTCGTGTTAACACCGGCGACACTGCGTTAACAGAGCACATGCGTATCGTCTCAGTCGGCAACGTCTGCATTGGCGGCAACGCAACCAGAGCGACA